CGCAATCGACCAAAACACTCCAATCGAATTAAGACCTTATTATGTTGAGGGAGCCGGCCAGTGCTGCCGTGAGTGCTATAACAAAGTCTACGGAAAGGAAACAATCCACGACATTTGCACCGAACCCGAAAAAGAGCCCGAAACGAATATCGCAAAAGAGGCGATTTTAGGCATCTATACCTTTGGAGCTATGTTATTCCTTTGCGGAGTAATAGATAATCTCTCTGAGCGGTATTTTTGGCTCTACTTTGGGGCATTTGCAGCCTATGCACTTTTGGGCTACATTATTTTTAGAAATTCAAATTTTAAACTTAATAACAAAGCGTAATGAAAAAATTTAAAACCGGTGGAGTATTAGCGGAAGCCGACAAAACAGTAAACAAGTTTTTTGCCGCAATAGACGCTATTTGCGACGACTACGAACAACGCCAAACCCAAAAGCAAAGAATTTTGGAGTACTTGAAAACGGGCAAAGAGATTACAAAACTCGAAGCCTTAAATATGTTAGGCTGTTTTAATAGTGGCGACGCTATTTTTAACCTCCGCAAAGATGGCTACAACATCGAAACGACAATGATTACTAACGGCAAGAAGCGTTTTGCTTCTTATAAACTTATTGAAAATGTATGATCTAAAAAAAGGATTTCAGCAAATCAAGCTGACAAAGACAAAGCCCGAAATTGAGGCTTTTAAATCGGAGGTGCAAGAGGCTTTTAATGTAAAAGAGACACAAATGTACCGATACTTCAACGGCTCGACTGAATTAAAAGTAGGACAACTTGCCAAAATGGTGGCTATTTTTGAGAAATACGGAGTTAAAAAATCGACAATATTATGACACCTACACAAGTTTTTTATCAGAAATTAGACACCTTTTTAGATAACAGGGTTGAACACGGGCTACTTCTGAAGCACGAAAACGAGACTATTTCGATTGACTCCAAGTGCGAGGGCGGTTGTATCTTTTCAGAGTTTGAGTTTGGCATATTAAAAGACGGCGAAATAACTATCTTTTGGGATTCAAAGCCCGAATTTTGGAAAGACTGCGATTGTGAGCAAGGCACAGACCTTTTCAGCGACGAGTTGGAAACGGAGGTAAAAAATCAGATACGGAAATATTTGGATCGCGAGGTAAACGAGGGAATCGGGGAAGATATGGCCGACCTTATCACTTCGCAGAAAATTGAGGCAAGAAAATTTAGGGATAATTTAAAATAGGTTATTATGGCTTGTGAGATTTGCGGAAGAAGTGCCTGTACAGCATCATTCCATTCATCAGAAGAACAACGAAATTTTGACGCTATTGCCGATAAGGTTAAAGATAGGGCAAGAGCCATTATTGCAAGAAAAATGGATAAACTAAACGGACATTATCACGGAAACAACTACTATGTAAGGCTTGATGAGGTATTAAAACAAATTGAGGATTATGACTAAAAAAACAGAAACACTAAAAAATATAGAGATAATAAATATCTACACAAAGGGCGAAGGGCTTACGGCATTAGTTTCTTTTCAAGACACTTCTAAAGTGGGCGAAGATTTAAATAATGGATACGACACATTAGAAATACCTATTAATCTAAGAGATATTCAAAAATCTATTCGCGGGAATATGTTGGTTGAACAATCGGTTAAGAATTATGCTAATAGTGTAATTCTGCAAAAATAATCAAATTAAATTTGCATATATTGAAAATTAAAAGTAACTTTCGGAACATTTAAAAACTAAAAAATGAAAGCAGAAGAAAAAGTAATTGCAGAAATATTCGACAAATCAGTCGAGGCGTTGGGGGTGATGACAAAAGCACTGTGCGATGCTATAAAATCAACCAAAACAGAAAGAAGATATGTTTTATACAAAAATATGAAGTGTGAACTACTCGGAACTACTGAAGGGGCAGACACCTTGAATACGGGTGGATTAGCATTTTGTATAATTCTACCAGACGGGACAGTCGATAATGTCCAAGACAATAACTGTATTTTCTTAAATCAAAATTAAATTTGCATATATTGAAAATTAAAAGTAACTTTCGGAACATTTAAAAACTAATTTATGAAAGCAACAATTACCGATGTCATCTACAAGAAAGAGTACGAATCAAAGTTTGGCCCTATGCACCAATTTGAAGTACGCTACGACGGCAAGAGAGCCTCTTATTCGTCTAAATCTAAAGACCAAAAACACTTTGTCAAAGGGCAAGAAACCGAGTTTATCGAGGAGCAAAAGACCTATGTAAAAGACGGCCGAGAATCGAAGTACTTAGTTGTAAAAATTCCTCAACAACAAAGGGAAAGCAATTTTGGCAAGGCCCTAAAAAAAGAGCAGAGCAGATATTCCGGTTTTTCAGAAAGTTATGTTAAAGATTTATTATCAAGCGGACTTCTGAAACCCGAACTTACAGATGCTGACGAAGCCCACAATGACATAGTTATCATAACTTGGAAAAAGCGAAGTTTTGAGATTTTTGAACATATGGTGGAACTCGATAAAATGCTCGAGCAATGATAATAATTAACTGCGAACAAAGGTCTGAATTATGGCACGAATCAAGGTGCGGCAGAATCACGGGTACTCGCTTTAAATCTTTAGTAGCCGGAGAAAGCACCACAACCTACAAAGATTTAGTTACCAATATCGCTTGTGAAATTATCACGGGAAAGCAAGAGGAAAACTATGTATCTGCTGATATGGAAAAGGGCATAGAATTAGAGCCTGTTGCCCGAAATCTTTACGAAGAGTTGTTTGGTATCAAAGTGGCTCAAATAGGCTTTATAATCCCCGATGAAGACACGCCATATCACGAGTGGGTGGGTATCTCTCCTGATGGAATTTTACCGGATAACGGAATTTTAGAAATCAAATGCCCGAAATTTAAAACTCACTTAGGGTATATCGAGGACAATAAACTACCTGCCGAATACCGGCATCAAGTGCAAGGGCAACTCTTTGTAACGGGTTTAGACTACTGCGACTTTATGAGTTTTGCAGAAAATATGAAACCTTTTATTATTAGGGTTTATCCTGATCGGGAGCTATTCAAGGAATTTGAAAGGCGGTTAGACAATCTAATTGCCGATGTAAAATATAAACTAAATAATTACAATCTTTACGATTATGAACAGACTAATTAACGCTAAAATCAATGTGTCAAAAATTGACAAAACTAAACTTTTCAAAGGGCAAAAAGGTACTTACTTAGACCTTACAATTTGGGTAAATGAAAAGCCCGACCAATTCGGCAATGACATTTCCATTGAGCAAAGAACAGCCAAAGACGAACCCAAAATCTTTTTAGGAGAGGGCAAGTTTTATGTAAAGCAAGAAAAAACAGAAGCCCCGAAAGAGGTAACTAACCAACCCGATGATCTGCCCTGGGATAACTAACCAATGAAAAAGCTAATCTATTACACCGACAAAGAAGAGGGGAGGCCTTACAAGATGCTAAACCCCTCTTTAATGCGGTCGGAACTCGACGCACTCCCAAAAGGCAGGTACAAAATGACTATTGAGAAATTCCACAGAAAGGCGACGCACCTGCAATTTGGCTACCTTTACGGACTGGTTTACCCTCTTTCAATGATTGCACTAAATGATGCCGGTTATGAATTTGTGAATGTCGACCAAGTGGATTTATTTTGGAAATCATTGTTTGCAAATAAAGAGGTTATGAATAGGGAAAGCGGAGAGATTTTGAAGATACCATTAAGCAAATCGGAGTTCGTTACAATTGACGAAATGACCTACTGCGACGCTATACGAAACTATTGTAGTGAGTATCTTAATGCATACATACCGGATGCTGACCCGAATTATAAAAAGAAAAAATAAATTTTGCAGATTAAAAAAGATTTTGTACATTCGCAATGTTAAAAATTCACGAAATGAGAAATATTAAAACAGCATCTTCAAAGAGTTTCCTACCCGAAAGGCGGAAAGGGTTACGCGAATTACCCAACGGCTCTAATTGAGGATGCTATTTTTATGTAGCATTATGAAAGAGATTAAAGGCTTTAAATGTGATTTTTGCGGCAAATTATATCAGAGAGAATATCACTGTAAAAGACACGAGGTTGTCTGCAAAAAGAACCCTGAAAATTTTAGGGCTTGCTTTGGGTGTCGTTTTTGTGAGTCAAAAATGCAAAAAGTATATTTTGATAGCCCATTAGGGGGTGAGGTAGTGGAAAATCGAAAAATGCTTTATTGTAGCAAGAAGGAAATATTTGTTTATCCTCCAAAAGTAGAAAATAACTCCTACGGATTTGGCTATGAATTAGGCGATATAATAAACGAACCAATGCCTAAATTATGCGATTTACGCGAAGATATAGTAGATTATTATTTAAATAATTGACGCTATGAGCAAAGACCCAGCCGTATTATTTTATACTTCTGATTTTATATCGGGAACAATCACAATGACAGACGAGCAAAGGGGAAAGTATATACTCTTGCTTTGTATTCAGCATCAAAAAGGACATTTGACAGAAAAAGATATGTTAAACATATGTAAAACATATGATGAAGATATATGGTGCAAATTTAAAAATGAAGATGGTATATTTTTTAATGAGCGAATGAAGGAGGAGAGCGAAAAAAGAGCTAAATATGCTGAAAGCCGGAGAGATAACAGAAAAAAGAAAGAAGTAAAAGAGGAAGATATAAAAAACATATCTTCTACATATGTTCCACATATGGAAAATGAAAATGAAAATATAAATAAAGATACTATTAAGGATATAATAATTATAGATAATAATATTATAGAAAAAGAATTTGAAACTTTTTGGAATTTATATGATAAAAAAGTAGGGGATAAAAAAAAGTTATTTAAAAAATGGGCAAAATTAAAGCAATCGGAAAAGGATAAAATTTTTGAAACTTTGCCAAAATATGTAGCCTCAACGGAAAAGAAGTACCGTAAAAACCCCGAAACCTATTTGAATAACGAGGCTTGGAATGATGAGATAATAACTATACAACCAAAAAAACAGGTTGGTACTACCCAAGCCGATATACAACAAATAATGATTAACGCAAAAAATAGACTATTGGGGGAATAATTATGAATGTAAGCGAAATTAAAGACTTGTTAAAAGGCGTAAAGGTAACCGAAGGGGATAGCCGGGCACTGACTTTGTTTATTACCGGGATGCTTTTAAAACTCTATAATTTATCCGGGGCGCTAAAATCTGCCGACCCGGAGAAACTCGAAAAAGAAATTGCGGCTATTTCGGAGCAACTTTGTATGGATATTTTGGCCGAATTTAAAACCCTACGAATGAATGAAATTTATTATTGTTTGATGTGCGGACTGAAAGGGCAGTTTGAAGTTAAGACTTACGGAATGAATTATCCTACTTTTTACCGGTGGATTGAGGCGTATTTTTATAGCGAGTACCGGAAGGAAGCCATAAATTCAATTAAGCAGGATAGCGGACTATTGCAATTGACCGAAACAAACGCACCCACCTTGGAGCGACAAAGAGAGATGATGATAAAAGCGATTAATCAAAGCTATGCTGATTATCTTTCCGGGGCAACTACTACCGAAATGAGCAAATTAGTAAGTGAGCAGGACATCTGCGACTTTGGCAATGCAATGGATAATTTTCTTGTAAGAGAGAAAAAGAAACCGGCCGGAATGAAATTGATTGATTATTACCGACAATGCAAAAAAGAGAAAAAGGCTAAAATATTTGAATAACAAATTAAATTAATTACTATATTTGAACACTAAAAAACGAGATTATGAAATCAAAAATTGAACAAAAAATCGAAAAAGCAAGAGAGGCAACCAATGAGATGTTTGCTGCTCTTGATGAGTTGAACGAAAGTCTATCGGAAAGAATATGTGTTATTCAATTACCGAAGGAGGGAAGCCCTAAAATTACCGCTGCCGAAAGTTCCGCAATACTTGAAAAGTGGGTGTCTATAATCCGCGACAAAATGGAAGAGCAAAGAAAATGGATGCCAAAAAGAGGGGAATATGCAACTACTGTCGGGAAGCGCGGAGAAAAACTAATTGTAATATTTAAGGAGTGGAAAGATAGTGAGCTATTTTTTCATTATGCGGGAATTACTACGCGAGGTGATTTAAAGATTGGCATACCCTTTGGGATTATTCCTTCTGATATAATCCGCCCCGCCACCCCCGCCGAAATCGCCCTTTTAGACTCCAAATTAGCCGAGCAAGGCAAAAGATTTGACAAAGAGAAATTGGAGTTGGTGGATATTCCGAAACACAAAGAGCCCATTATTGGCGAAATGGCGATATTTTGGGATAATGACAAGTGTAATGCGGCTTGTAAGATACTCGATGATGATAGTGGGGCCTTTTTTATAGATAACTCAGAGACATATTGGATTAATGCCATTCTTTTCGAGTCTCCTGAGCAATACAAAGACTTTCTAAAATCTTAACTATGGAAAAGCTTTTAAATCAAATCGTAAAACTTTCGGGCTATGCTCTTTCGGATATTCAAGGCACTTGCCGAAAATCGGAGTTAGTTGCGGTTAGGCTTTTATTTGCTCAGGAAGCACTTAAAAAGGGCTACCACCCCACAGATATAGGAAAATTAATCAATCGGGATAGAAGCACCATAATTCAAATGAAAGATTACAAACCTTCGGTGCATTACACACGGCTTAAATTGCTCTACAAGCGCACGCAATGGGCTATTTTAAGGGATAACTACCGAAAGAGCCTACGAGGGTGGCTATGTTTTAAAA